AAGGATTTTATAACTGTTTTTACAATGCCGAGTATTCTTATGCGGTCTCTTTCTGCACCGACAAACTCTCTTGGCTGATACTCGGGGTTGAATGATACAAGGGTTATCTTGTCATCAGAATACTTAATTTTCTTCACAACGCCGTTTTCGCCGTCGATAAGGGCAACAACTACCTGTCCGTCCTCAGCCCAATCCTGCCTTAACACCTGTATCTTGTCGCCGTTTTCTATCTTTGGGTACATACTGTCCCCCGAAACGACAATGCACATTGTATTCTTAGCCTCTTCCTCGTTGACGATATAGAGCGGCATATAGCCCACAACACAATCGTCAGCATATGCTCCAAAACCAGCCGACACGCTCTCATATATAGGTACTATATGTACGTTGTCTTGTGGGAGTATGGTTGCGTTGGAATCTATAATATGAGAAGAATGTTTAGGACTAGGATCATCAGTTTTTAATGCAAGGTATTCAGGATTAACGCTTAGCTCGATAGCGATTGATTCAAGAACAGGCAATTTTATTCTGAGAATTTTTCCTGCCTCATATCTTTGGATAGTTGATTTATTCAATCCAAGACGGATACCAAGTTCTTCTTGTGTAAGTCCTTTTTCTTCTCTTGCAGCTTTTATTCTATTTCCAATTTCTATGGTATTCAAATCTTGCTCACCTGCTTTCGTTATAATGATTATATCACATTAAATTGCATAATGCAATAGCTTTTTTGAAAAAAATAAAAAAATGTTGCAAAATGCTATTGACAAGTGAAAAGTTATGTGCTATTATGATAATGCAGCAAGTTGCATAATGCAACGAGAAAGGAGGCTGGCATATGGTAAACACGAACAAGATCAAGGGTAGAATGAAGGAGCTTGAACTGACCCAAGCTGACGTTGCACATTGTTTAAACATAGCTCAACCTACAGCTAATCAGAAAATAAACAATGTTCGTCCGTTTGACTTGGACGAGGCTGAGAAACTGTCACACTTGCTCCACATTGATGCTGGAGAGTTCGGCAAATATTTTTTTACTCAGTGAGTTGCATAATGCAACAAGTGATTAAAGAGGGGGTGAGGGTAAGTGGACAAACCATACGCACGTTTGCTTGAAGAAATAAGCAAACGTGAAATAAAGCATAAAGCTATCCGAAAAGAGCTTGGCATAACTAAGTGTACGCTGTCGGTCAAACTTCACGGCAGGAGAAACGCAAGCTTTTCACTGGAGCAGGCAATAGCTATACAGCAAAAGTTTTTTCCAGATGTTCCAATAGAGGAACTGTTTAAAAGATAAAGGGTGAAACATCTGCGAAATGTTCCACCCTCTCCAAAATTTTTAGACAGGCTTATCTACCTTTCTTGCCTGTCTTTGTCTGAGTAAGAGCACTGGCTGCAACACTTTTCTGAGTCTTTGTTGATTTTGGATTAGAAAGTATTTTGGAAGCCTTGCTTGCAACAGACTTGCTCGTCTGACGAGTATTCATTACATACCACCTCATTTCATAGTGGTATGCTTGTATTGTACCATATGTAGTGTTAAAAGTCAATATGTAAGTACTAAAGATAGTTATCTTACTAAAACGGACAGAAAGGGGTGACAAATTATGTTTGATGATTTTAAGCAAAAGTCAAAATGATTGCGAAATCAAAGTGCTTAACGTATGCTCAAATAGCTGAGAAATCAGGTGTAAAGGAAAGTACAATAAAAGCATTTATGTGCGGCACAACTGATAGCAGGCGTGTTGCTGAAAACATTGCAGATGTACTCGGTGTAGAGATCGTGTACAGCAACGGTAAGTACAAAATCAACAGTAATAAGACAGAAAAAGAAGGTGAACCAATGACAAACAACATTGAATTGAGGGGCTGCGACAGTGCAATGACAAGACAGGTCATTGTCACAAAAGCACTTAAAGGCTCAGGAAAAGAAAATGACCCATATCGAGAGGTCACGCAGTATTGGTCTTTGACAGGCAAGCTGCTTTTTGAGCTGACAGACGATGACGGACAATAATACTACCCAACAGCAACAAAATATAAAACGAGGAGGAATAAAAATGAGGTCACCTGACATTGAAATGGCAGTGCGGCTGTACTATGAAAAACCCGAAATAACCAATGCGGATATCAAGGAGCTGTTCGGCACAGGTGAAACGCAGACTATCAAGATCAAGAAAGCTGTTAAGGAAGAAATGGCAAAGCGTGGCGTGACGTCATGGCTGCCGCACTCGGTCAATACCGAGATAGCCTACGAGGTGTGGGGCATTGATATCGACAACTTCGAGAAAAGGCTTAAAAAACTCCGCACGCTTTACGGAAAGGACGTGAGAAAATGATAGCCGTACTAGAGATAATCAGATGTGCCGCAGCGGTAGCGCTCTTGGTGGTGCTTGCAATGTATGTTGCGTACAGGTGGTATGTAAGCGTAAAAGAAACTGCCTACGAGGAAGCAGAGAAGAGCATAAAGCGTGCAGTGAGAGAAGCAGGCAGACCCGTGGTCAAGGTCGAAGTTGAAATGAAAGGAAAGTGGTAAAATGGCGTTGATACTGCTGATAACAATAGCCGTGCTTGCAGTGATAGATGTAGTGATGTACATATTACTTGGCGCCATTGAAAAGCACTGGGAGAAAAAGTTTAAGGAGAATAAAAATGACGAAAGATGAGATAATTACTGTGGCTAAATGCTGTATAGTAGACAACTGTGTATCATGCCCGCTTGCAGGACATGGCAATTGCATCACTGATTTCATGAATCATATTCTCGAATACATGAAAACTGAGCCTGCACTGTCTGCCAACAGCACAAGCTCAGAGATATTGAAAAATATCAATTCAACACACCTTGATGATAGCACAAAAGAGCAGATTTGTCAAGCATACGAAACTGCTGATGAAGCTTGCTCAAATATACTTACTGTCTATGAGGGAATGTCAGAATGTGAGCAGAGAGCCTTTGATATCGGAGAGGCATACGGAAAAATATTCGACACAAGATGTAAGCTTGAAGAACTGAGAGGCGGTGACGGCAATGAACATTAACACAAAGAAAGCTCAGGACAAGCTGTCGCAGGAGCTGTCTGCCGCTAAGCTTGGCAAGTATGCGCAGGCGGTTGCAAAGCCTACTCTTGAGGCTCTCAAAACTTTCTGTGAGCAGAACGAGGAGTTCGCTCAGGCGGTCCTACAGACGGACAGGACTTTCGCCGAGTGTGCGGAAAACGCTGTTAAGGGTGTAAGGGAAAGTATTTCGGATATCGAGGTCTACCGCAGAGCTGTAAGCTTTTACTTCAAGGGTGCGGACGTTCATTTCAATATGACTATCGACCTGGGTGACGGCTCGGACAGCGATGAAACGGCAAAACCGCCTGTCAGCTTGTCACTTGACAGCTTGCTTGACTTCTGAGGCAGCAGTATGAAAAAGACAAGAAAAGAGGCTCTTATATACTGCTTTCCTGCGGTGGATAAAGAACTTATGGATAAGATGAAAGGCAGAGGTGCTAAGAATTATGTGGTGTTCCTCACAAGGGGTGCTGAGCTTTTCGCACGTTGCTTTCACCGATACTCAACGGGTGACCTTGTGGAAAGACAGCGGTATGTGTTCGCCCGTGACGGCTCGGTGAGATACGGCAGTGATAACGGCATTAACTGGTCGGTGCGTAATGACTTCCGTGAGCCTGTCTTTTGCAAATGCTGTATGGGATATAACTATGATAATTCCTACTCGGTGCTGAACATCAAAGCCATAGACAAGTCGGATATGCGTTACAGCCAACATCAGCATTATCACGGCAATATGCTTATATGCTATCTTCACGCATACTGCAAGCACCCTAACCTCGAGTATCTTATGAAACAGGGATATGACGTAACAAGCGTGAGATACACAGGTTGGTGGGGATATCAGGAAAAGTTCCTGCTCTCTCAGCGTGTGAACTGGAAAAGTAATGACCTGCTGAAAATGCTCGGACTGAACAAGACGGAGTTCAAGACACTCAAAGGCAGCGAACAGCTGTGGGAGCAGTATCTTGACTATCGTGAGGAATATCCAAAACTCAGACCAGAAGATTTACTGAGTATAGCAAAGGTCTTTAAGAACGAACACGGCACTCTTGAACGTCTTGTGAGGATAACAGGGCTTACACCGCAAAGGGTGGCACGATACATACACGAGCAGAAGATGACACCTCTTGATTACAGCGACTATCTGGAGCAGTGCGAAACGCTGGAGTATAACATTCACGATACAATGATAGCATTGCCACACGATTTCTGGACAATGCACAACAGACTCACTCAGATCATCAACTATGAGCATGACGAGCTTGTTTTGCAGAACTTCACGAAAAGGCTTGCAGAGCGTGTCTGCCTTGAATTTTCGGCAGACGGCTTGCTTGTCAGACAGCCCCACAGTTTGAAAGAGATAGAGGACGAGGGCAGGATACTTTCCCATTGTGTGGGCGGATATGCAGAACGCCATGCTATGGGGAAACTCAGCATAATGTTTCTGAGAAAAGTTTCTGAGCCTAACAAGCCTTACTATACTGTTGAAGTGAACCAATACGGCGGTATCGTGCAGTGCAGAGGGTATAGGAACAACGTGGTACAAAACGGTGGTGAGGACAAACCGCAGGAGATAAAGGACTTTGAACAGAAGTATCAGCGGTATCTTGACAGGGTTTTCGCTGAGAAACGAAAGGAGCGTAAAACAGCATGAACGAACTATCGGCAGAATATATCAAGGCGGCTGAGCTTGACCGCAGGATAAAGACCTCAGCTCAGCTTGCACAGCAGAGCCTTTACGATATGTGTATGGGCTTTAAGGAAATGAGGGACAGCAGGCTTTACAAACAGCTTGGGTATTCGGAATTTAATGATTACTGTAAATCTGAAACAGGTTTTTCGGACAGACAAGTATATAACTACATTTCGATTGTCGAGAAGTTGCCGAAAGAATTAGTGAACTCGAGTTCACTAATTGGAGTAAAGAAACTAACACTTCTCACCAAGCTTTCTGAGGACGAACGTTCTGAACTTACCGAGAACACCGACCTTGAAAATACATCAGTAAGAGAGCTTGAAGAAAAGGTCAAACAGCTTAAGATCAAGGCTGACAAGGCAGATATGCTCAGCGGCAGACTTGACGATATGAACGGTATCTGCGATAGGATATCAAAGCAGAGGGACAAGGCTGAACTCCGCATACGTCAGCTTGAAGCCGAGATAAAGGAGCTTGAGAGCCGTCCTATCGAGGTAGCTGTGGAAACGGACAGCAAAGAGGTGGCAAACCTTAAAGACGCTATGCGGCGTGTTGACCTTGATTGGTCGGAGAAATATTCAAAGCTTGAAGAAGACAGCCTGAAAGACCGCAGAGAACTTTTGCAGAAAGCTGAGCAGGCTGAAAAGGACAAGCAGGACAAGCTTTCACAGCTTCGTGAGGAGCTTGACAGAACTAAGGCGGAGTATGAGAAAAAGCTTTCGGGGAAGACAGAGATCACGCCAACGCAGGACGATAAAGCCATATTCAAGGCTTATCTTTCCACCGCTGTTGACAGCGTAACAAGGCTCGTGGGCTTTGTGAACGAGCATAATGACAGCGACAATTACGGACTTTTCACACAGAAAGCAAGACAGCTTGCGGATATAATCAATTCAAAACTGGAGGTATAAAAATGAAACTTTATGAGCTTACAAACGATTTTCAGGGGCTTTTTGACAGCCTTGAGGATATGACGGAAAATGCCGAGCTTACGGCAGAGGAAAAGGCTGAGGCTGAAAAGGTGTGGTTTGATACCCTTGAATGCGTTGAGGCTGAGTTTACGGACAAGGCGGAGAACGTTGCGGCTTATGTTAAGGTGCTGAGCAGCGAGGCGAAAATGCTTGAAGCAGAGGAGAAAGCCCTCAAAGCAAGACGTGAGCAGAAGGTCAAGCAGGCAGAGAGCCTTAAAGCTTATCTTATGAACAGTATGCAGAGGGTAAATCTTAACAAGATAGAGGGCGTTATGGCTAAGATAAGCATTACAAAGGGCAGGGAAAGCACTGAGATAACAGACCCGAAAGCCTTTGTTGAGTGGGCAAAGGTCAATGATGACAGCCTGCTGAAATACAAAGATCCTGACATAAGCAAGACGGCTGTCAAGGCGGCTATCGAAGCAGGCAGAGAGATCCCCTATGCGGCAGTTGTCCGCAGACCGGGACTGACCATAAGATAAGGAGGAAAAGAGAATGGGACTTGCGATACTTGTATTAGGCTTTTCGGGAAGCGGCAAATCTGCTTCCCTGAGAAATTTCAAAGAGGACGAGCTTGCACTTGTGAACGTGAACGGAAAACAGCTTCCGTTCCGCACACAGTTTAAGTCAACGATACATACCGACAATTACAGTGAGATAGAACGCTTTATGAAAGCTCAGACGGCAAAGTCCATAGCCGTTGACGACAGTCAGTATCTTATGGTGAACGAGTTTATGCGCCGTGCAAAGGAAACGGGCTATCAGAAGTTCACCGACATTGCAAAGAATTTTTGGGAGCTTGTGAGAAGCGTTGAAATGCTTCCCGAAGATGTTATCGTGTATTTTCTCAATCACCTTGATACAGGCGAGGACGGCAGGCAGAAAGCTAAAACTATCGGCAAGCTGCTTGATGAGAAGATAACTGTCGAGGGTATGTTCACAACTGTGCTTAAAACTGTTGTGGTTGACGGCAAGTATCTTTTCGCCACTCAGACGGACGGCACTGACACCTGCAAAAGTCCTATCGGGCTGTTCGACAGTATGTACATAAGCAACGATCTGAAACTTGTTGATGAAGCGCTGAGAACATACTATCACCTTGCAGACGAGCATATCTGCTCCGAGTGCGGAAAGACGATAATGTCAGACGGCAAGCGTACAGTTCAGCAGATAATAGACGGCTCGATGAAGAATTACGGCAAACAGCTTTGTATGAAATGCGTTCTGAAAAGGGTAAAGGCGGCGAAGTCCAATGAAACTGCGAACGTATCAGAATGAGCTGGTGGAGCAGGTAAGGCAGGCTTGGCGTGCAGGGTATAAAGCACCCTGCATAGTCCTGCCCTGCGGTGGAGGAAAGTCCTGCATAGTTGCTGAAATGGCTAGGCGGACGACCTTTAACGGCAAGAGAGTGCTTTTTCTCGTCCACAGACGTGAGCTTGTGGAGCAGATAAAAAAGACGTTTATTCGCTGGGGCGTTGATATGAAACTCTGCGAGGTGGGTATGGTGCAGACTATTACAAGACGGCTTAAAAAGCTTGCCAGACCTGCACTTATCATAACTGACGAAAATCATCACAGCCTTGCTCAGTCCTACAAACGCATATACGAATACTTTTCAGACGTGCCGAGAGTGGGCGTTACAGCGACTCCTGTCCGCCTTAACGGCGACGGGCTTGGTGACGTGAACGACAAGCTTATCATTGGCGTATCCGCAAAATGGCTTATTGACAACAGCTGCCTTGCACCTTATGACTACTACGCCCCTGACGTTGCCGACCTTACAGGACTGCACGTTTCTCACGGTGAATATATGGCGGCGGAGATAGAGAAAGCTATGGTGAAAAATACTGTTTTCGGCGACGTCATAAAGTATTACAAACAGTTAGCAAATGGCAAAAAAGCGGTCTGCTACTGTGCTTCTGTAAGACATTCTCAGCGGACGGCAGATGTATTTAATGACAACGGCATAAAGGCGGCTCATATCGACGGCTCGACCCCAAAGGCAGAACGTGACAGCATTATCGGAGCTTTCCGCAGGGGAGATATAACTGTGCTGTGCAACGTTGACCTTATCTCAGAGGGCTTTGACGTCCCCGACTGCGAGTGTGCCATACTCCTGCGCCCCACCAAGAGCCTTACTCTTTACATTCAGCAGGCTATGAGATGTATGCGGTATAGACCTAACAAAAGAGCCGTCATAATCGACCACGTTGGCAACTATGCAAGGTTTGGTATGCCTGACGATGACAGGGAGTGGAGCTTGGAGAAAAAGCCGAAAACTCAGCATAAAAAGCAGGAGCAGAGCGACAAGGTGAAACAATGCCCCGAATGTTTCTATACTTTCTCTGCTCCCCATGCGGGCGTGAAAGTATGCTGTCCTCACTGCGGATATGAGTTTCCCTCAGCCGAGAGAAAGCTTGAAACTGACAGCAGCGTTGGGCTTGTAAAGGTGGAGGGATTTAAGCTTGACTTTTCAAGTCCTGCCGATTGTCATACCTATCCCGAACTTTTGCAGTATGCGAAAAGTCACGGCTACAAATCAGGCTGGGCGTATTATCAGGCAAGGCAAAGGGGGCTTATAGGTTGACGGAAGAACATAGGATACAAAACGAGATACGCTGTGCGGTATCGCCCTACTGCACTGTCTTTCGTGTGAACGTGGGCGAGAGCAGGACAGTTGACGGCAGATATTTCACCACAGGAGTGCCGAAAGGTTTTTCAGACCTGTTCGGCGTAAGGCATAAGGACGGCAGAGCTGTCTTTATCGAAGTCAAAACAAAGTCGGGACGAGTTCGTCCCGAGCAGAAGAATTTTATAACAAAAATGCGTGAGTGCGGAGCATTGGCAGGCATATGCCGATCAGCAGAGGACGCAGTAAATTTACTAACGGGGGAATAAAAAATGGGATTTAAGTCAAATCAATCAGAGGCATTTCAGAACGGATTAAAGCCTGAGGGCGATTACGAGTGCATCATAACCGCTATCGAGGAACGCACAACAAAGAAAGGCTCTATGGGTCTTAACTTCACTCTCGTCATCAGAAATGACGTGCAGGGACAGAAATACGGCAACTCCTGCCTGTTTCACACCATATGGAAAAAGCATGAACCTAACGAGAACGATATGCAGGTGGAGGGCTACAACTTTGCTCAGCTTATGGCAATGGGCAAGGCGGCTAAGCTTCCCGACGGCAAGGAGTATGACAGCCTTAAAGCATACTGCACCGACCTGCTGAACAAGTGCATAAGGGTAGATCTCACACACGAGGAATGGAACGGCAAGGAGCAGGAACGCATTAATTTTGTCAACCCTACAAAGTATCCTGAGTGCAAGCATAAGTTTAAATCCTCTGCACCGAAGGCGGACAGCTTTGCGACTAAGCAGACGGGCTTTGCGCCTAAGACAAATACGCAGGCTGACAGCGCCATAGGCTCGCTTGAAGATTTTGAGGACGTGCTTACAGATGACGGCGTGCCGTTCTGATTTCTGAGAAAAGCGAAAAGTCATAGTGCTTTTGCATAAAAACGCAGACGATATTTTGTGCAAACAAATGATTTATGTTTTAATTTGGCAACATTTCTGCAATTGTTGCATTTTTAATGCAACTTTTTGGGTGTTTTTCGGGGATAAGTGAAAGGCTTTGACTTTTCAAAATTTATGTTAGGAGTTGGATATATGTACGAACAAATACCGCAGGAGCTTAAAACCCTGCCAAACTGGATATGCTGGGACGCTGTGCCTGATGAAAAGAGAGGGAAGATAAAGAAAGTGCCGATAAACGCACTTACAGGCGGAGGGGCTATGTCAAATAACCCCTCTACTTGGTGCGATTTCGATACGGCTGTGAGAGCCTCGGAAAAACATTCGGGCATAGGATTTATGTTCGGCGGCTGTCCGTATTTCGGTGTTGACATTGACGGCAAAGAGGAGGAGCTTGAGGCATACCAAAGGGGAGAGAACGGCAACATCATATCTGAATTTATCTCCACCCTGCAAAGCTATACTGAGATATCTCAATCGGGCAAGGGCATACATATCATATGCAAAGGAACGCTCCCGAAGCATGGCAGACGTAAAGGCTCAGTTGAGATGTATGAGAACGGCAGATTTTTCGTTATGACAGGCAACTCCTGCTCAGAATATGAGGGCATTGCAGAGTGTTCCGACAGCATAAAGCCATTGCACGAAAAGTATATAGGAGGCGGTCACGAGCCTGTGGCAAAGGCTGTTCCTGCTGTCAGACTTGACACCGCAGACCAGATAATCAAAGCGGCGGCAGGTGCAAAGAATGGCGGAAAATTTGTTTCCCTCTACAGTGGAAGAACCGCAGGGTATACCTCACAGAGTGAGGCTGATATGGCGTTCTGCTCAATGCTTGCCTTCTGGACAGGCTGTGACGCAGAGAAGATGGATATGATATTCCGCTCCTCAGGGCTTATGCGTGAAAAGTGGGACAGGGCGCAAAGCGGTTCGACCTATGGCGCACTCACGATCCAGAAAGCCATTGCCGATTGCGACAAGACCTATTCGCCAAAGTTCGCAGGGGGATTTTCTCTTAACTTCAAGTCACCCTCTGAGCCGATTTCTGTGGGCGCTGTGGAGCAGGAAGAAACCAAGCCAAGACTTTATTCATTTGACGATACAGGCAACGCAGAACGCTTTGTTGACCTTTTTGGCGAGCAGGTGAGATACTGCTATACAGACAAACGCTGGCTTTGGTATGACGGCAGAAAGTGGTGTATCGATATGACAGGCACAGTAAAACGTCTTGCTGATAAGGCTGTGGCTTGCATGGCGGCAGAAGCAAAAGTGTACGCTCAGCTTGACGCAGACGAGGGAACGGATATGGCGAAAGCCTTTGAAAAGCATATGAAGTCCTGCCGTTCTAACAAATCAAAGAACGCCATGCTAAGCGAGGTCATGCACCACGTTCCTGTTCTGCCTGCTCAGATGGACAGATTTAAAACTGTTCTCAATACCCCGGGCGGAGTTATCGACCTGCGAAGCGGCGGCATATCTCCTCACGACCCTATGACATATCTGACGAAAATGACAGCCGTTGAGTATTCAGAGAATGCCGATTGCCCTCGCTGGCTTGCCTTTCTTGACGACATTTTCAGAGGGGATAAAGACCTTATCAGATACGTTCAGAAAGCTGTGGGATATTCCCTGACAGGCTCGACCACCGAGCAATGTGCGTTCTTTCTTTACGGAACAGGACGAAACGGCAAGTCAACTTTCATTGATATCATAAGGGATATTTTCGGGGACTATGCGGCAAATATCCAACCTGAAACTATTATGGTGCGTTCAAATCAGAGCACCGCCATAAACAGCGACATCGCAAGGCTCAAAGGTGCAAGGCTGGTGACCTCAGTTGAGCCTAACGAGGGTGTTCGTATCAACGAGGGTCTGCTCAAACAGCTTACAGGCGATGATACTGTTACGGCAAGAAAGCTTTACGGCGACGAGTTTGAGTTCAAGCCTGAGTTCAAGCTTTGGATGGCGACAAACCATAAGCCTGTCATCAGAGGAACTGATACGGGCATATGGCGAAGGATACATATGATACCGTTCACTGTGCAGATACCCGAAGAAAAGATAGACCGCAGGCTGAAATACAAGCTGTCGGCGGAGCTTACGGGCATATTCCGCTGGGCAGTTGAGGGCTGTCTGCTGTGGCAGAAAGAGGGGCTTAAAATGCCTCGTGCCGTCCTTGAAGAAGTGAGGGAGTACCGCCGTGAAATGGATGTTATCTCTGCATTTGTTGAGGATAAGTGTACTGTGGGCAAGGGTCTGAGCGTTAAGTCAAGTCAGCTTTTTGCGGCATATCTTAACTGGGCTGAGCAGAACAATGAATATCGTATGAGCTCAACAAAGTTCGGTATGGAGCTTGCAAAACGCTTTGAAAAAGTAAAAGGCAGAGGGTGCAATTATTATTCAGGTATAACCCTTGACGAGCAAGTGTAAGTATCTGTAAGTGTGGAGGGTTGTGGATAGGTTGAGGGGGTTTCTTAACCTTTCGTATTAGAAAATTAAAGAATATATATAAAGAAAGAGTTCTTGAAAAACGGCACAAACCTATCCACAACCCTCCACAAAGGGGGTATCAACTATAAAGATAGATTTCAAAAGAATGTCACAAGAAGAATTTGCACGATATGAAGATATGGCGATAGACGGCAGGCTCATCTATGACGAGTATCCTGCTGAGGAATATAAGTATTTCTCGCAGTTATCAAGACTTGGCTACAAGAACAGGCATGAGGGCTGGTCAAAAGAGATATGCGAGGACAAGCAGGCGGAATACAAGCGGGAATATCTTCACAGCAAAGAGCGAAACGGCAGGTTTTTCAGGCAAGCCTGCATAATGCAGGAGAATATCCGCAGAGGGCAGACAACGGTCTGGAAGATAAACAAAACGCAGGACAGGGAAGAAAAACTCAAATACGCATTGCAGGCACTTGAACTGATACTCTGCGACGAGGGACTTGCGAAACATAACGGAGCAAACATACCCGAATATGCAGGCTGTGAATACTGCAATGGAGTGACAGAGTGGAGCGAAAAGCTTGGTGCAGACGGCAAGGAAGTCCGTTTTGAGTTCTGTCCTGTTTGCGGAAGAATGATCGAGGAGAGATAAAGGTTGACAATACAAGAAAAGATATCACGCTATCAGCTGATACCAAAGCTCATAGCCAATCTTGAAGAAAACAGGGCAAGGATACTGAATGGGAAAGCCGTATGCTATGACAAGAATGACAGTTCGGCAGGAACGCCCGGCAACACGGCTGAAAGTTCAATGCTGAGTTATGCCTGCAAGGGTGAGAAACAAAAGGAGCTGAGCGAAGAGCGTGCAAGGCTCACGCAGGAGATACAGTCTGAAATAGACGAAATGTTCTGCAATGAGGAAGCTGAAACCATAGATACTGCAAGGATAATCAAGCTGTATTTCATCAACGGCATATCGGTGAAGAAGATAGCTCACAACTATATTTTCAGAGATTACAAGACGGTGCTGAGAATGTTTCACAATGGCTGTGAGAAATTAAATATACCACACAAGACCACTCAATACCACTTGCAGGAACGCACATAGTATGATATCATTACAATAGCCAATAAGGCAAGCAAACATTTGCGGACCTCCATAAAAAAGTTCGACGGGGCGAAAGCTCCGTATGCAGGTCGAGAGCGAGCCAGCTTGATATCTGCTCCACCATTTACAAAACTCCTTATAATATATTTGCGAGAGGCACTCCTATGGGGGTGCCTTTTGCGTAGTGGGAGATAAAGCGTGCTATTATAAGTATGTGTATTGAATTCGTTAGTAGATCAATTTTCCTTATTAAATTTACAAATATTATTTTTTCTAAATAACCTATAAAATCGGCTAAGTTTATTATAATATATTTAGTTAATTTTTTTTATAAAAAAGCATTGACATTTTCAAAATATATATTATAATAAGATCAAAGCAAATTGAATACTATATTAATTTGTTAAATTTAAAACAAGGAGTTGTTTGTATGACAAATGTAAATAATGAAAACGTAAATGAATTATATTGTGAAGTGCTTGAATTAATTGCAAGACATGGGGAATATAAGGATAAAAGTGACGAGTTTTTGCTTGAATCATTCAAAGGCATAGTACAGAGAACCTTAGAACTTGGGTATAATTTTAAACTTAATGATCCTGTTATAAGTCAAAATCTCCAATTTATGCGTTTGGGTGATTTTACGTATGATGATAAGTATCGTAAGACAATGCTCGATATTAAATCGAGCAAGGATATTAATGATATTAATAAAAATATGGCTATCTATTTTACATACTTACAAAGAATCAAAGAGTATCATCATGAATTAGCATATATTATCAGAGATATGTTGTACACAATGAGCTAATGTAAAAACCGAGGTGAGGTGAATGCCGAATGAACAGAATTTAATACCCGGAGGATATGAGTTAACAGTCGAAGAACAGTCGAAAGGCGGTAAAAAGTCCGCCGAAGTCCGCAGACGTAAAAAGACTATGAAACAGGTAATGGACTTCCTGCTTGAACAGCCTGCCAATACCAGAGCAGACTATGAGTTTCTAGTGGAGCAGGGCATTGACCTTAACAGCCTTGACCCCGACTTCATAAACAATATGCTTCTTGTGAATGCGGCTCTTATGGCAAGGGCTAAGCAAGGGGACGTTGCGGCGGTGAAAGAGCTGCGTGACATTATCCGTGATGACGATATGCTCAAACATAAGATAAAATACGATAACGCAAGGCTCAGGCTTGAAAAACAAAAGCTTGAGCCTGTTTCTATGCCTGATAAGGCGTACAGCGGTATCCCTGCGAGCCTTGTCGCTCCTACGTTCTCGCCTGTCCTGTTCGATATTGCAGAGCAGGAACATTCTGAGTATGTTTTCCCTGGCGGACGTGGCTCGACTAAATCTTCATTCTGCGGTCTGAACGTTATCGACCTGCTGATGAAGAACGAGAATATGCACGCCTGCGTCCTGCGTGCTGTGGCGAATACTCTTAAAGACAGCGTTTATTCTCAGATACTCTGGGCAATATCTGCACTTGGTCTTGATGATGAGTTTGCCTGCACAAAGTCGCCCCTTGAGATCACACGCATTTCAACAGGGCAGAAAATATACTTTCGTGGTGCCGATGACCCGCACAAGATAAAGTCTATCAAGCCGCCTTTTGGCTATATCGGCATCGTGTGGTTTGAGGAGCTTGACCAGTTCGGCGGTGAAGAAGCTGTGCGAACGATAGAACAGTCTGTTATAAGAGGCGGCGAGAGAGCATATAAGTTCAAGTCTTTCAACCCTCCGAAGTCGGCTCAGAACTGGGCGAATAAGTACATCAAAGTGCCGAGAACGGACAGACTCGTTACCGAAAGCACTTATCTTACTGTGCCGAAAAAGTGGCTTGGCAAGCCTTTTCTTGATGACGCCGAATTTCTCAAAGAAACCAATCCCACTGCCTATGAGAACGAGTATATGGGCGTTGCAAACGGCACAGGTGGCAATGTCTTCGACAACGTCCTCATAAGAGAGATAACCGACAGCGAGATAGCGCAGTTCGATAACATTTATAACGGCGTTGACTGGGGCTGGTATCCAGACCTTTACGCTTTTGTCAGAGTGCATTATGCCCCTGCTCAGCACACGCTGTTCATATGGCAGGAATACACCTGCAACAAAACAAAGAATGTTGATACCGCAAAGCATTTGCTGGAGCTTGGTATCACGGCAAATGACCTTATCACCTGCGACAGTGCAGAGAATAAGTCTGTTGAGGATTACAGAGCATACGGCTTGCTTGCGAGAGGCGCAGAGAAAGGCCCTAACAGCAGGGAGTATTCATATAAGTGGCTGCAATCTCTGCGGAGTATCGTTATAGATAACAAGCGTTGTCCTGTGGCTTGCGAGGAGTTCATCAACTGCGAGTATGACAGGGATAAAGAGGGCAACGTTATAAGCGGCTATCCCGACGGCAATGACCACGTTATCGACGCCGTTCGGTATGCAATGGAAAGAGTATGGAAAAGGCGGGGTCAGTAAGCTATGGGCATTATTTCAAAAATAAGGGAGTGGATAAGCAGAATGCTTTCAAAGTCAGATATAAAGGGCGTTTACGGTATTGATATCGCCGTGACGGACAGTATGATAAGAGCTATCGACAAGTGGGACAGAATGTATGCAGGTAATGCAGCACCCAAGGGAGTTCACTCTCTGCGGCTTGAACACGCAGTTGTGAGGGAGTTTGCAAACACGGCTATCAATGAAATGGCCCTGAAAGTTTCCAACGATAAGCTTGATGTCATAATGAAAAACGCCCTTGAAAACCTCAACAAAAATCTGCAAAGAGGTCTTGCAACAGGAGCAATGATAATAAAGCCGCTGGGTGCTGATAAGGTGCAGTATGTTCCGCAGTCACAATTTATCCCTGTGGAGTATGACGTGAACGGCAGGCTTATAAAGGTCATTTTCCCTGAAATAAAACGCATGGGCGATAATGATTACCGCATAAGGCTTGAATATCACGCTCTGGACTATGAAAAAGGACTGACTATCACAAACAGGGCTTTTCGCTCCAATGACGGCGTGTCTCTTGGTGCTGAGATACCCCTCACAGCTGTTTCAGAGTGGGCAGAGCTTATCCCTCAGATAGCCTATCCCCTTATGCTGCGACCCTCTTTCGGCTATTATGTCAACCCTATCGACAATACAGTTGACGGTTCACATTCAGGCGTATCAGTGTTCGCAGGGGCGGAAGAAGTTATAAGAAAAGCTGATATCCAATTTGGCAGGCTCGATTGGGAGTTTGAATCAGGAGAGCGTGCCATAGACGTTGACGAGGCTGTGTTAAGACCTGTGACAGACCCGTTCACAGGTAAGAAGCGTGCAGAAATGCCTAAGCTCAATGAACGGCTTTTCAGAGGGGTAAACGTGTCGGCTGGCACGAGCGGTGACTTTTATCACGAGTTCTCACCACAGTTAAGACAGGCGGACTTTATCGCAGGTCTTGAAGAATACAAGCGTGAGATAGAGTTTGCTGTGGGGCTGTCCTATGGGGATATCTCAAACCCACAGACAGTTGACAAGACAGCCACAGAGATAAAGTCATCAAAGCAGAGAAAGTTCGATACTGTCACGGCGATACAGAATAATCTCCGTGTCTGCCTTGAAGACCTCTGCTATTCGCTGGCGTTCTATAATGGGCTTACTCAAAGCGGTTATGAGCTGTCTGTGAACTTTGAGGACAGTATCCTTGCTGATGATGAAACAAAGCGTGCAAGCGATCGTCAGGACGTTTCTATGGGCATAATGCCACTGTGGGAATACCGAATGAAATGGTATGGTGAGGACGAGGAAACGGCTAAGAAAATGACCTCCGACAGCACCGCAGAGGTGATAGAATAATGCTCAAAGCAAGCGAGATAGAGCGAGTTTCAATGGCGTTTGACAAGCCCCTGCGTGACCTTGAAATGCAGATAATGGAGGATATCGTCCGCAGGATAAAGATAAACGGCGAGATAACACGTTCGGCGGATTGGCAGATATACAGGCTTCACGAGCTTGGAATGAGCAAGCGTGAGATAAAGAAAGCCATAGCCGATAACCTTGACCTCTCCAAAGCTGAGATAAAAGAGCTGTACAATGAAATCCTGCAAAAAGGCTATGAATGGGACGATAGCATATACAAGACCAAAGGCAAGGCACGGATACCCCTTGAAGAAAATGAGGGTCTGCAAAGGTTGCTGTCGGCTGTATCGGAGCAGACTTCGGGGGAGCTTAAAAACATATCTCAGTCACTCGGATTTGCAGTAAAACAGCCTGACGGCAAGCTGAAATTCACGCAGGCGGCTGACTTCTATCAGCAGAGCCTTGACAACGCCATAATGGGCATAGCAAGCGGAGCGTTCGATTATAACACGGTCATAAAGAAAGTCATTTCGGATATGACGAACTCAGGTCTTCGCACTGTGGACTATGCCACAGGCTGGAGCAACAGAGTAGACGTAGCCGCAAGGCGTTCGGTGATGACAGGGCTTTCACAGCTAACCGCAAAAATGAATGAGGACAACGCCAAAGAGCTTGGCACAGACTATTTTGAAGTCACTTGGCACAGCGGAGCAAGACCCTCTCATCAAGAATGGCAGGGCAAGGTCTACAGCAAAAAAGAGCTTGAAACTATCTGCGGTCTTGGTACTGTGACAGGTCTGTGCGGTGCGAATTGCTATCACGATTATTACCCCTTTATCCCCGGCATATCTGAGCGTTCCTATACAGATGAGGAGCTTGCACAGATGAATGCAGAGGAGAACAAGCCTGTTAAGTACGGTGATAAAGAGTACACAAAGTATGAAGCTTTACAGCGGCAAAGAAAGCTTGAAACTGCAATGAGAGCTCAGCGACAGAAGATACATCTTCTTGAAGAGGCAGGGACAGACGAGGAGGATATCATCAACGCAGGAATATTTT